CGATGCTGTCGACTTTCACTGCGGTCGCGCCGGACTCCGTAAGGGCCTGCAACACGAGCGGAGCAATCTTCTCCGGGCGGTCCGTGTGGGCCCGCCACTCCCGGCCGGCGCGCGCACCGCGGCGCTCGCGGATGACGGTCTCGTCTCCGCCGCCACCGACGTCGACGCCAAGCTCGACGGGGACGAGCTTGTCAGCGGCCAGCGGCTTCTCCAGGGGGGCCCGGCACTTCGCGATGTCGGAGCCGCGGACGACCTTGTTCGGGGCGTCTTCGGAGAACTCTCCGAGGACCTTGCTGCGGTAGACCGGGTTCTCTGTGCCCCACTCGCGCCCCTTCTCCTCCACCCACTCGCGGCCGACGAGCGCGGCGGCCATGTCCTGCGGCACGTCCTCTCCGGTCAGGTTCGGGGAGTCGAAGGCGCTGATGGACAGCTGATGCCAACCGGAGCCGGGAATGCACACGCGGCGGAAGTGGCTCGCGGCGTTGTCCGGGTTTCCGATCGCGATGATCCGGCAGTCCGGCCCGGTCGTCAGCGCGTCCGCCGCCGTCCACAACTGCTCGGGGATGCCGCACGCCTCGTCGAGGATGACGAGGACGTAGCGGGCGTGGATGCCCTGGAAGCCGTCCGCGTCGGTGTCGGCGGGCTTGCGGCCGTAGCCGACGAGTTCGTCGTCGATCAGCCATTCGGTCTGGTTGACGCGGCCTGCGAGCTGGCCGGCGCGGTGGTGCTTGCGGATGTACCGCCAGAGGATGGCCCGCACCTGGGAGAAGGTGGGCGCCGTGCTGACGACGAAGGCTTCGCCAGGCGGGTGGGTGTCGAGCCACCAGCAGGCGATCAGCGCGGCCGTCCAGCTCTTGCCGACGCCATGCCCGGAGCGGACCGCGGTGCGGCGGTGGTCGCGGACGGCGTTGAGGATTTCCCGCTGCTTCGACCACACGGTCTGGTTAAGGCGCTCCTCCACCCAGCGGACCGGATGTGCCCCGTACTTCGCGGTCCGGCCGGCGAGCGCGTTGCGGTCGACGAGGGTCTTCAACTGATCGCGCAGGAGCTTCAGCTGCCGGGTGTCGCCGGCGCGTACGAGCTGGTCGACTTGGGCGCGGATCCGCGCGACGTCAGCCGCTGGTGCCGTCATCGGTGGTGGCGCGGTTGAGGAGAGCGGCGATCTCGTCGCCGAGTTGCTGTGCGTCGACGCTCACGCGGGAGGGGGCGTCGAGGCCGGCGAGCTTGCGGAACGATTCGAGGGTGGCGCGTGCCTCGCGGATGGCGGCGAGTTCGGGCCCGGAGTCGATGAGTGGGTTGCCGTCCTCGTCTTTCATGATCTGTCCGTAGGAGACGACAACGTGCTGGCGCTCCATGACTTCCGTGGCCCGCTCGTAGAGGGTTTCGAGGCGTTCGATGTGGAGGGCGAGGAGGTTTTCGGCGGGGCCTTGGACGATTTCGCGGAGGGCGCGGCGTACGGCCATGCGGGCGTTGGTTTTGTCGATGCCGAGTTCGTCGCCGATTTGCTGGTAGCTCAGGCCTTCGGCGCGGAGTTCGGCGGCGCGGGCGTCGCGGCGTGCGCTTTCGGGGGTGCGGACGTAGTGGCCTCGGCCGTCGCGGGAGTGCTGGTTGGGGTTGGCCATGGTTGTCGCCTCCCTGGTTGCGTTACCGTCTGTCGTGGTTTGATGGTAACGGCGAGTGCAACTGGTGGACGGTGCGCGCGTGGTGAAGGCCTCGATCTCCCTGGCGGCGGGATCGGGGCCTTCGGCGTGCGCGGGGTCAGACGTGGCGCTCGACGGTGACGCCCTCCGCTTCGCCCTGGAGCGTCCAGTCGCCGACGACGCGGTACCCGGCGCTGTCGAGCGTCTCGTCCCGGTCGCCGTCGAGCGGCAGTACGTCGGCCGAGTCGGGCAGTGCGACACCGAACTCGTCGACGTCGAGGACGTGGACGGAGTCGCCGAAGTCGTAGGCGATGAGCATGGGTTCTCCCTGGTTGGTGGTGGCGGGTTCAGCGTAGGGCGGTCAGGCGGCCAGCGCGTCGGCGAGGAGTTGGACGCGGCGGGCGATGGGGCAGTCGACGGGGTAGAGGACGGTGACGGTGGCCCGGCCCCGTAGAGCCGGGCGAGCGGTTCAGCGGACGCGAACCTCGGCGTCGACGTCCTGCATGCCAGGAGCCTGCTGGACCGCGTTGTGCACGTAGGTCTTGACGTCCCCACGCACGTCGCTCTTCTCGATGCCGTAGTTGTCGGCCCACTGCTCGGGGTCAACGTCGATGGTCAGGGTGATAGAGATCTTCATTGGGTTGTCCTCTCAGGCCGCGAGCAGGAGGCGGGCGGCGAGCTGGTGGTAGCAGCGCGAGCCCTTCAGGCCGGCGGGGCAGTTGCAGGCGGTGGGGGCGGTCTTGTAGGTCTCGGTCCCGTCGGTGCTGACGGCGATGAACACCACGCTGCGGAGGGGGACGATGGCGCCGTCTTCGATGAGCTCGCGGGCGGAGGTGATCTGGTGGGCCTTGTAGTCGGTGGTGTCGGCGGCGGAGTGGCGGATGTGGGCGGCGCACTTGGGGCCGTAGCCGGTGGCCGTGGACTTCGTCGAGGTGAGCTTGCGGCCGCAGCGGAGGCAGTTGGTGTGGTGGGTGGTGGCTGCGGCGTTCATTTGGTTCCCCCTCGTTCGCTTCCTTGTGGGTACACAGTAACGCGTAACCGTGTACCCACACAAGGGGTTGCGCTGAGAAATCCGTGTGGGAACATAAAGGCATGGCAGACGACACCACCGACCACACCTTCGCCACCCGCTTCCGCATCCCCCGCCGCATGTGGAACGCCTACGGAACAGCCGCCGCGCGACAAGGCGTTGACCGCAGCGCCGACCTCGTCGACCACGTCCGCACGTTCATCGAGCAGCACGGCACCGAGCACGAACGCGCCGAGCTGGCCGCAGCCGAGGAGGAGTTGGCCGAGCGCCGCGCGCGCAAGGGTGGCCGGCCGAAGAAGGAGCAGACCGCATGAGCGAGCAGCAGCCCGAGCCCCAGCCCGGCGAGGAGCCCAGCGTCGTCGACACCCTTTACCTCGAAGCCGAGCACTTCGCCCTCATCGCCGAGTCCCAGCCGCCTCTGGAACCGGGCAAGCGTGTCGTACCGTTCGGCCCTCCGCGCACCCGGTTCCCGCTTGCGGGCCCGGTGCGCCCGGGCGAGGAGCCCGCGTGACCAGCCCCGTCACCGCCCTCCGAGAGGCAGCCGGACAGGCATACGGATACGCCCGCTGGTGCCTACCGAAAGGCCACCTCTGGACCGGCCGCGACCCCGGCCGGGCACCCGACCTCGGGCCGCCCGACTGGAAAGGCCTCTGCGTCACCTGCGGATGGGTTGCCAAGCCCCGGCCCAACTGGCGGCGGTTCATCCTGATGGGCGCCTGCGTCCCCAGCGAGTAACCCACCGCATGACGACGGCCCCGCCCGGACAACCCGGAGCGGGGCCGATCAACGTTCACGCGGCAGCCCGGGGTGGGGGAAGTTCGCAGCTCCAACCCACCGCCCAGCACTGCGATGCCGGGGCGCCCCCCGACTGCCGCTCCCCGGGACGCTACGCCCCATCCGCAGGGCCTGTCACCACCACGAACGGGTGACGCTCAGCCCGGGTAGTCGTCCCCCAGCACCTCACGCCGCGCAGCATCGGCCTTCCGGTTCAGGGCGCCCGTCATCCGGAACAGGGCCACCGTCAGCGCAAGGAACCCCGCGACGAGGAGCACCAGCGTCACCACGCTGACGACCGCCACATGCTGCGTCGCCACCGCGATCATCAGCAGGATGAAGTTCCCGCACAGCCACGCAAGCCAGATGCGGAGCTTCTCCACGCGCACGGCCTTCTGTACGTCGCTGTAACTCGCCATGGTCCCCCCAGGACTGTCGGTGTGCGGGGGATCGTAGCTCTGGCGGCTGGCGGCCGGGGGCGGAAATGGCGAAGGCCCCGCCGGACGAGTTGCCCGGCGGGGCCCCGTGCTTGCGGTGTCAGACGGACGCGTTGAACGCGATCCGCTTCCCCTTCCGCTTCCTCGGCGAGCCGTCGGCGTGCTTCAGCCGGCCGATGGCCTGTGCCTGCGCGGCCTGGTTGCGGGGTGCTCCGATCGGCGTGTGCTGGCGCGGCCGGGCCGCAGCGTGTCGCGGTGTGCGGCGGGGACCGGCGACGGGCGCGAGGTCGGCGTACAGACTGCGGTCGATCATGTGCGGCCTTTCGGAGTGATCGTGTACGGCGGCCCCGCCGCGAGGGGGGGTGCGCGGCGAGGCCTGGCTTCAGTGTGCCGGTGTGGTGCTGATCAGGTCAGCTCGTCGGGCTCAGAGACCCCGTTCTGCTGGCGCATCGCGCGGTCGGACTGCGTCGTGAACGTGGCGTGCTGGGCGTCGGTCCACTGGTCGACGCGCGCGGGTAGCTCGTCGACGGTGTCGCGGAGTTTGCTGGTCTCGTCCTGGTGGCCGAATCCGAGCATGATGGTGCTCCTGTCTCGTGGTTGGGATGGGACCGGGCGGGCCGCGCTCTCTTGCGGATGGAGCGGCCCGCCCGGGGCTTGTGGGGTCAGTGGCCGAGGGCCCGCGCGATCACCGAGGCCAGCGCCAGGAGCGCCAGACCGCCGACCACCGCCGTAGTGCTCACGTACCGGCCGTCCGGATCCGGGGTGCTGCCGGGCACACGGTCGAGGGTTTCGCCGTCGGGGACCAGGCCGCCGTGTCGCTCGTCACGGTGCTGCTGCCGGTACGCCTCCGCGTCATGGCGCGGGCCTGGTGGGCTGGAGGCGCGGCATCTTCGGCAGCGGTACACGTACGGCATCAGGCGCTCTCCACTCGCTCTACAACCTGCTCTCCGGCCGGAGAATCCGTGTCCTGACCTGCGTCTCCATCGAAATCTCCACCCGGCTCTCCATGGGGGGAGGGGAGGGCTTCGAGAGCGGCCCTGGCGACCCCCGAGCGGCCCGCTACGAGGCCGAGCCGGAGGGTGCGTTCGACGGGGATACCGAGGGTGCGCAGGGCGGCCCGCAGCTGGGCGTTGTCGCGGCCCTCGTGGCCAGGCAGCTGGCGCATCGCCGGGTAGAGCTCGCGGAGGTGGATGCCGGGCCGGTCGCCCATGAGGTCGAGGAGCCACAGGACGAAGCTGTCGGCGGGGGCGCTGGCCGGGGCAGACTCCTCGGGCTCGACGGGGGTTGGCGGGGCGTGCCACCAGGCGGCCGTGCACCAGACGACGACCGCGCCGGGCACGGCGAACGGGGGCAGGTGCCGGGCGTGGCTGGCCGTGTACGCGGCCGCGTACACGCCGGCTGCGAGGACTGCGTACCGCTGCCAGCCGTCGACGTACTCGCCGAACAGGTCCCAGCCGCGGCGCAGCAGGGCGCGGGAGCCTTCGATGAGGGAGGTGCCGGCGCCGTGGACGGTGAGGATCGGGCGGAGTGCGGCGGTGAGCCATGGGGGGAGCCGCTCCCCTGCCCTCTTAACGATCTTCATTAGGTGAGGCCGATCGCATGCCCGCCGGTCAGGATCAACGCCTGCGGAAGACCCCAGACCCCGCCTGACTGCGCCCATACCCCGGCCGCGATGATGCCCGTGAGCGCGGCCTTCCCCGGGGCCAGCTCAACGAAATACATGATCGCGGCGAGGACCAGCGACGCCGCACCCATCCCGGCCTCTCCCCACCCACCGTTGGTGATCATCCCGGCGTAGGCGTCGGACAGACTCCGGCCAATCGTCCAGATCGACCCGGCGGTCATGTAGAAGGTCCCCGCCGCGATACCCGTCCACTGGGCTTGGTCGCTGGTCAGCCGCCTGCGGATGCGGCTCTTCTTCCCGCCGCCGCCTCCGCCGGCCTTGCCTCCTTTCCCGATGGCGGGCGCTGCTCCGCCGCCGCCCTTCGGCTCGCGGATCCCGGCGACGAGGATCACTGTGAGCGCGGTCGCGATACCGCCGGAGCCGACGGAGCCGAGGATGCGGCCGCCCTCGACGCTGATGGCCGGGGCGGCGGCGATGACTTGCGTGATCACTAGGGGTCTCCTGGTCAGGCTGCTGCGGGCGCCCAGAGGGCGAGCGCGACGACGGTGGTGGCGAGGGGGATGCGGGCGGCCCAGGCGATGCCGGGCCACCAGTGGCGGGTGCGCCGGTCCCACAGGTGGGCGATGAGGAGGCAGGCGCCGATGCCGAGGGTGAGGCCGCCTGCGGTGCTGGTCTGCTGGCCGCAGTCGGCGATGGCATGCGCGCACTGGTGGTAGAGGCCGAGGCCCCATCCGGCTGCGGCGGCGCTGATGTTGTACAGCGCGGCGCGGGTCTTCGGGCTGAGTGCGGCTGCTGCGCGTTCGGGTGCGTGGGTGAGCGCGGCGGGCAGGTGGGGGTGGGGGTAGTAGTCGGGCTGGGGGGCGAACCAGCCGGGCCCATCCGGGGCGTCGTCGGGTTCGTCGTCGGCCGGGGGCTGCTTGGCGGGCTTCGTGGCGTCGTCGCGGTAGAGGTCGTTCCACCAGTCGCCCGTCTCAGGCACGCGTCTCACCCGACCGCGGCTGCGCTGGGCAGCGTCTCGGGGTCGTACATGGCGCCGCGCGTCGGGTCGATGAACGCGGGCACGATCTGTCCCCGGTTCTTCCATGTGCGGACCGTTGAGACGGTCTTGCCGTAGCGGATGGCGACCTCGCGCGTGGTGAGGAAGCGGTGCGTCTCAGGGTTGCTGGCGTCCGTCTCATCGTCGGCGGAGACGATGGGCAGCAGCCGGGCCCCCGGCGGTACGACCGGCTGACGGGGACGCAGTGCTGGGGCGGGCGTCGCGGCCTGCGTTGCAGGCTCGGCAACGGCCGTCTCAGCGGCGCGCGCGACCGGGGTCGCGGCGAGGTGCAGCAGATGCCCGAACACCAGCGGCGGGACGCACGAGACGACCACGACAAGCAGCGCCGGGGGCCGCGGATCAGCGGAGAACCAGCCGGTGACGAACAGGTGTGAGACGGGCTGAGCCGCCATCGCCGCACCGAGTGAGACGAACGCACCGACGACCGCGCTCACCTTGCCTGGCGACTTGGCCGGCCGGTTGGACGCGACGGACGCTGCGATGCCCGCGTAGGCGGCGAGGACGGCGGCCATGCCCCAGGCGAGACGCCCGTCCCATCCGGCGAGCTTGGCGAGGTGGTGCTCGCCGGGGGCGCACATGATGAGGACGACGACGGCGACGATGGGGCGTCCCGCGTTGGTGAACCAGCGCACCCACCATGGGACGCGGTGAGACGCGGTGTGGGACGGGCGTCCCGGGTGGGGCGTCGCGCGGTGTCGGAGGCGTTGCAGCAGGGTCTTCACGGTGGTCTCCGGTGGCGGGAGATGGGCCGGGCCCCGCGGGGGGATTGTCGCGGGGCCCGGCGGTCTGGGCGGTCAGGTGAGGGCGAGCCCGATGGCTGCTGCGGCTGTGGCGAGGGCGGCCAGGAGCAGGAGGAAGAGGGCGCCGCAGCCGGTCGCGGGTTCGTTGTCGAACGAGGCGCGGTCTTGGAGTTGGCGTTGTGAGTGGCCGCTTTGGCGGTCGTGGTGCTTGCTGTTGCGGGGCCGGTGCCACTCGCCCTTGAAGGTGTCCGGCATCAGCGGCGCACCTGGGCTTCCTGCTGCGCCATGGTCTGGCGGACGTCGGCGCCGTCGGCGTAGTCCTGTTGGCAGGCGGCGACGGTGGCGGGCTCGCTCAGGATCTGGTTCGGCTGCGGCGTCAGGTCGCACTCGGGCTGCTCGCTCACTTGGCCCGCCCCGCCTTCAGGACCTCGTCGGCGTTGTGTCCGGCGGTGATGGCCTCGTCGAAGCGGGTGTTGGCGTCGCGTTCGGCGGCGCGCCAGTTGGGGTCGTCGTCGCAGTTGCGGATGCCGACTTCGGTGGCGATGTCGCGGCAGTTCTGGGATGCGGCGGCGTAGGCGTCGAGCGCGGGGGTGGGCTGCTGGGCGGGTTGATCGATACTCTCGGGCATTGCCTGCCTCTTCGTCACGGTTGAAGGTGGGCGCCCCCGGTCCATGTGGCGTTCGCAGCGCCGGGCCGGGGGCTTCTTGCGTCAGTAGCGCGGTGCCACTTCCAGCACTGTAGGGGAACCCCCTACACTTTGGCCAGTGGCCCGCCCGAGAGAAGGGGCCGGGTGTGACGGAGGAGGCGCAACGGGTGTTCGATGCCATCGACGCGCTCAAGGAGATCGCCGACCCAGCCGAGAGAGCGCGCGCCCTCGGCGAAGTACTGAAGGCCCTGCCGGGTCAGAACAAAGGGCTCAAGGAGGCGCGGCAGCAGGCGGTGCAAGAGCTGCTCGCACGGCCGGGCGCGTCGCTGCGCACCGTTGGCGCGGATCTCGACATCAGCTTCAGCACGGTGCAGGACATCGTGGCGGGCTACTCGGGGTCGGGGAAGAACCGGCCAAGGAAGACCGAGGAGTGAGCGGCGTGGATCTTGTGTGGCTGACGGCCCAGCTTGACGAGGACGAACGGATCGCGCGGGCCGCCACTCCGGGGCCATGGGAGTGGACCCCGGAGACGGACGTGTGGGACCAGAACGGGCCCACCCTCGTCCGCGTGGGGCACGACGGCTACGAGGGTCGTGACCTTGTCGAGGTGCTGGCGGGCTGGGGCCACGACGCGTGGGGCTTGCACGTGAGCGACGCGGACCGGGCGTTCATCGCTGCGCATGATCCGGCTCGGGTGCTGCGGGAGATCGACGCCAAGCAGAAGATCGTGCGCTGGCACTACAAGCGACCGGGGCCCAAGTGGGACACGCCGGACGCGAAAGGGTTCGAGTGCGCCACCTGTGATCAGGAGTTCCCCTGCAAGACGCTGCGCCTGCTCGCGTCGGCGTACGCTGACCGCCCTGGCTACGAGGCAGAGGAGTGGGCACCGTGAGCGACACCACCTGGGGTTGATCCCCGCAACGCAGCAGCGCCCCGGCCGGGGTTGACGGTCGGGGCGCTGTGTTGTGCGGGGCAGCGCTGCCTGTCGCGAGCCAGCGGGAACGCGGGCAGCGGGTGCAGCGTACGTGGCGGGTCTGACAACGCGGCTACGGCTGCTCCTTGGCGATGGGCACGTACCCGCTGATCTTCTTCAACTCCGGGCCGAGGATGGTGATCGCCTTCTCGACGGGTGTCGGCTCCAGCGGGCGAGCGTTGACGAACGTGGCGATCAGCTTCCCGTACATGGCCTCGGCGAGCGCGTCGGTGATGAAGCCCCCGCCGAGCGGGCGTTGACGCGGCTCTGGCTCGGGCCGGTCCAACTCCGCGCGCTGCTCCTCGGTGAGCCCGTACCCCTCGGCCAGGGCCTGAAGGGTTTCGCAGTCGTTGGTGTGCCGGACTTCGTGGCCGTACTCGCTGTCGATGCCGCATCCGTCGCAGGCGTACGGGTCGTAGTTGCCGCCGGCGGGGGCGTGGATGGTAAGGATCTTCCGGTCGGCGGCGCACCGGCGGAGCACGGCGGCCGGGTCGTTGTCGCTGATGTGTTCGGCGATCGGTCCGGCTTCGGTGGTGATGGGCCAGTCTTCACCGGTGTCGACGACGGCGGTGGCGGGTTGTGGCCAGTCGGGTCGGCCGTAGTGAGCGGCGCGCTTGGCGAGGCCTTCGCGGCGGTCGATTTGTTGGGTGATCCAGTCGTGCAGGTCAGGCACCGGACTCCTCCTCTCCGCATGCGGTGTCGGTGATCGTGATGCGTCCGGCGATCTCCCGCTCCATCTGCGCCTCCGAGGCCGGGCCCGGCTTCTGGGGCCGCCAGTCCTCGACGAGTTCGAGCAGCAGCGCGGCCGACGCCGGGTCGTAGCCGGTCACCTGGTAGAGGACCTGTTCGCCGATGTTGACGAGGCCGTTGCGTTCCAGTCGTGCACCCCACTTGGCGTCGACGAGGACGGACAGCGCGATTCGGGCCCGGGGCGGGGCGGTGTCGACGATGAGGCCGTGGCCGAGCTTGCGGGTGGTCTGGATGTCGCCGAGGCCGGGGCAGTCGTGCTCGCCGGCGGTGATGCCGGGTTGGAGGCAGGTGGTACAGACGGCCATCAGTGCTGCTCCTCGCTGGGGTGTTCCTCGCGAACGTGCCGGTCGCGGGCGTGTTCGGCGGACTGCTGGCTGGTGTGGTCGAGGGAGAGCAGCCCGTCGCAGGTGCCGGTGCCCCAGCAGCGGAACACCCACCTCTCCTTGCCGTGGTCGCGGTACGGCTGGACGACGAGCCCGGTGTGCGGCTGGCTCGTGTCGGCGTCCATCTGCCGGACGGCTTCGTGTGCGGCGGCCGGGTTGCCTCCGACGGTGACGACATGGCCGGGCTCGGTCACTTGGGCCGCTGCCGGGTCGGGCGCGGGCGCGCGTAGCTCGGTGAGCTCGCGCAGCCACGCGTACTTCGCGTCGGTCGTGTGCCCGTCCCACTGCGCGCGCGGGTCCTCCGGCTCGACGCGCTCGACGTGGGCGAACAGGCCGGCGTCTCGTGGGCTGATGTGCCAGGAGCACTGGCGGCCGCCGATGGTGAGGTAGACGATCCACCAGCCGACCTCGTCGAGGTCGAGGGCGGGGGCGATGGCGGCCGGGTGGTAGGTGGTGAGCAGTGCGACGAAGTGGGCTCGTTCGCGGTAGGCGCCGTCGCGTTCGGCCTCGGCGGTCTCTGCCCGCTCCATGGTCTCGACTGTGGCGGTGTTGAGCGCACGGTTGGCGATCTGTAGCCGGTCGCGTTCGTCGTACAGGTGGTCGAGTTGATCGCTGTTGATCTGGTCGACGGTGAGGCGGTCGGTCATCGGGTTCTCCGTCGGGTGCGTGTGGTGCGGGTGAGGGCGCGCCCTCCTCGGTGGAGGCCGAGGAGGAGTGCGCTGATGAAGGGGGCGCAGATGATGCCGACGGCGATGGCGCGGGCGATCACGCTTCGGCCCCGCAGGATCGACAGGCGAACCCGGCCGGCGGCTTGTCCATGCAGACGAAGCAGCCGGGCGCGGTGAGGAGTTGCTCGGGCCGGACGCCGAACACGGTGGCGAGCGTTACGAGGTCGTCGACGATGACGGCGACGGCTGGCTGGCCTGGGTCGCGGCCGCGTTCGATGCGGCCGATGGTGGTGTAGCCGATGGGTTTGCCTGCGGCTGCGGTCTGGCGTGCGGCTTCGCGGAGGGACCAGCCGCGTGCGGTGCGGAGGGCGTGGATGTGGGCGCCGACGATGCGGGAGGTGGGGAGGTTTTGGGCGAGGCGTGGTGGCATCAGGCTGCTTCCTGGTGGTCGTGGGGTTCGCGCGCCCAGCGGGGCCCTGTGTGGCTCTGTGGGGCGTTGGGGGCGTCCGTCGCGGGAAAACCCTCGCCGTCGTCCTGCGCAGCGTTCCTGCGCCAACGCAGCCTGCGCCGTGCGGCCTTCACGCCTTGCGCGACGGCGAGCACGGTGGTGAACAGGGCGACGGTGACGATGAACGCGATCACTGCGAGCCAGGCGAGGAGTGCTCCGGCGATCGTGTATGCGGTGTCGATGGCCTCAGTGATCACGGCTGACCGCCGTTGATGGCGCGGGCGAGCCGGAGCATGCGCCGGTGGCTGCCGTCGGTCTCCTGCACGGTCGCTTCGCGGTCGAACTGGGTGGCGGCGAAGCTCTCCAGCACTTTGGCGAGGGGGTCGGCGATGTGCGGCGGCACGATCCCTGCCTGGTGGCGGAGCTTCTGGGCGGCGTTCATGATCTCGTCTGCGGGGTGGGCCATGCTGTCAGGCCTCCTTCGGCTGCTGCGCCCCGACAGCGGGCGGGCCGTCGTAGTCGCACACGGCGTCACAGGCGTGGCACCACGGGCGGCGCGGCACGATGCGCGACGGCGTGTGGTCCTTGCGGTCGCTGTGGTCGCCCTTCGGGTGGGTGCAGTGGGCGCAGCGCGGGGTGTCCGGCTGGGGTTCGCCCTGCTGCGTCTCATCGTCGAGCACGGGGTACCAGATCCGGCCCGGCTGATCCGAGTGCGGCCCCTCGTGCCCCTCCTGCTTCGAGCACTGGACTTCGATCAGCGGCTCGCGGGACGGGCACGGCTGCGCCTCGGGCTGCTGCGTCTCGTCGGCCATGCGGGCGAGCTCGTCGGACACCATGCACAGCGCCGTGCTGATGCTGGAGTGGCCGTACCGCTCGTCGGCGGAGTGGCCCCGGACGTAGAGCGCGGCGGTCTTGAAGGCGCCTGACCGGATCTCGGCGGCCTGGTCGAGGCTCGCGGGCAGCACGGCCAGCACCGCGTCGGCGATCTCTCCCGGCGTCGCGTCACCGAGGCGTTCAACTCCCGGCGGGCAGCGGAACAACGCGGCGATGCGGTCGCGGAGCGCGGCCCGGTCGGACGGCGCGGGTACCGGGGTCGTGTTGGCGTAGAGGTCCGCGAGGAGACGCGTCTTCTGCTGGCCGTCGGCGGGGCCCATGACGGCCTTGATGTCGCGCCGGTCGGCGGGCGCAGACGGCACCGCGGCGAACGTCGAGGGCGGCGCGGTCACGATCTGCACCGGCGTTCCGGCCGCCATCATCCGGTCGACGTCCGCCTCGGTCAGGTCCGTGTCGTCGGTGTGCACGGAGGCCAGCAGAACGCCTGCCGCCGCACGGTGACGCTCCTGCTCCTCAACGGGCAGTTGGTCGAACGGGAGGGCGCTGCGTCCGGCGAGGACCTCGGCACCGGCGAGCATGCGGGCGAACTGTTCGGTGGTCACGTGGTGGCTCCTTGATCGTGCGAGGGTGGGCGGGCGGCGGCCCCGGTTCGAGCGGGGCCGCCGTGCGCGTGTTCATGCGGTGATGCGGATCTCGGCGAGCGGCACGCCCTGGCCGATCTGCCGGTGCAGCATTCGGAGGCGGGTGAACGCCCGGCTGTCGCGCCGGTTCAGCGCGCGGCGGGCGGCCATCGGCAGGGTGTTCCAGCAGCCGAGGCACAGGTACTTGCCTTGGCCTTTCATGCCGGACGGGCAGGCGGGGCAGCGGGTGGCGGTCATGGCGGTCACTCGCCCGTCTCGTCGTCCGCGACGAACGGCGTCGACGCCTCCGGCCGGATCGACCGCCACAGGTGCAGGCCCGTCGGCCGGCCGTCGAGGGCGAGGAACATCGCCGCGCGCACCCCGGGGTCGGCGATGTGCTGGGCGGCGCGGGCGAACTCGCCGCGGTCTCCGGCGAGGTGGGCGATCGCCGCGTACTCGTCGATGGCGCGGTCGGCCTGCTGCGCCGCCTGGTCTTCCAGGCGGGCGGCGACGCCGCGCACCCACGTGTCGAACTCGTCGGGGACTTGCTCCAGGAGGGCGTCGAGGGGGCCGCGGCCGCCGTCGGTGAGCGCGACGATTTCGGCGACGGGGCAGCCGAGGGCTTTCGCGACGAGCTTCGGCGGCTGCCCAGCGAACTTCTGGATGCCGAGGTAGCGCCAGATGTCCCGCTCGGTGATCCCGGTGAGGACTTTGTGGAGGCGGACGTACTCGGCGAGCTTTGCCTTCGCCCTCAGCCCGTTGGCGTAGCGGATGACGTAGCCCTCGGCGTGCATGCCGGTCGTGGGCTGGCCGTCGGGGCGGGCGTTGGTCTCGGTGAGCTTCAGCAGTTCGGCGAGCGGGAGGGCGGGCCACGTGCGGACGACGGTGCCGATGTCGACCCAGTCGTCGGCCACGAAGTCGAGGCGGAGCTCGCGGCCGTCGGCGTTGAACGCGGCGAGGAGGACGAGGTCTTCGCGCTGGCCGTAGTCGACGACGATCCGGTTGCCGGGATAGATGATCTCAGCGAGGTAGGTATTGCCGGGCACGAGGTATCCGGTGGACCGGCTGTCGAGCCACTGCTGCGCCCACGCGGCTTGCTCGCTGGTGAAGGAGCCCTTCGACGCGGCACGCCACCGGCCGCCGTAGTGGAAGACGATGCCGAGGGATCCGTCGACCTTGTCGTACACCTCGAACGGCTCGCCCTCCGGGAGCGGCGGCGCGTACTCGTTGCCGTGGGCGTGCTCGCCGACGTTGAAGAACTTCGGGAACGGCCATCCGATGATCTCGCCGGTCTTGTCGTCGGCGATCAGGCCCCGGCAGCGGAGGGTGGCGGGAGTCCAGGCGCGCTCGTACTGGGCGGCCCGCGTGTACGTGTAGATCGACAGCGGCAGGGTGGGGTGTGGGCGGCGTGTGATGTGGCCGGCCTGGATGGCGGCGTCGAGGTCGGTGGGTGGGATGAGGGTGTCGAGGCTTGTCACGGGGTGTCCGTTTCGTGGTGTTGGTCGAACGTTGTGATGGGTCAGGCGGCTTCGGTGTTGGTCTCGATGAGGCGGAGGTGGCCGCGGCGGCGGGTGGAGACGCGGGGGTCGTCTTGCCAGTGCCATCCGTTGATCGCTGTGAGGAGGTCGGCCTGGTGCTGTGCTTGCTCTTCGGGCGTCCACGAGCGGGGCGGTCCGGGTGCGGGTGGTGGCGTCGGCCGTACGGGGATCTCCTCGGCCATGAGGCGGTCGTACGGCGTCACGTCGGCTCTCCGATCGTGAGTTGGCCCGTGGCTTCGATGGCGGCGCGTCGGGTGGCTGCTGCGGTTTCGCGGTGATGGTCGCGGTCGTAGTGGAGGTGGCAGCCGTTGCACATGGCGCGGAGGTTGGTGGGGTCGCAGTTCTCGGGGGTGTGGTCGAGGTGGGCGACGGTGAGCACCACGCGGCTGCCGGTGCCGTAGGCCGGGGCGCCGTTGCGGTTGGGGCAGCGTCCGGTGTGGGTGCCGCGCCCGCATTCCCCTCGGCACTCGCAGCGGCCAGCCGCGCGGACGGTGCGGATGCGGAGGCTGATGGTCTTCCAGTCGGACGGGTAGCGGTGGCGGTTCTCGGGGCGGATCGGCATCAGGCGGCGCTCGCGTTCTGCCCGGCTGCGGCGCGGTGTTCGGCCTCGGCGACGATGGCGGCGGTGCGCTGGTTGCCGCCGACGGAGCCGGACCACTTCTTGTGGCCGGGGAGGTCGTGGATCTTCTCGTCGAGGTCGGGGTAGCGGGCGACGGCCTTGCGGCGGTTCTTGTTGTCTGTGGCGGCCTGGGTGATGGCCTGGCGCATGAACGCTTTGAGGTCGTCCTGTTGCCGCATGGCGCGGATGTCGTCTTCTTGGACTTCGCGGCTGGTGATGGCGCGGACGGGGGTGGGGGGCGCTTGTCCGGTGCGGATGGCGTCGTACTCGGCTC